CTGACAAACAACAAACAGAGGTCTCTGTGTTTAACAACAAGGATGATGTAGCAGACATCGATCGCATAACTGCTATGTCTTCCTCATGCTCTAACTAATTGCTGTTCATTATGTTATGTACTGTGCAAGTAGTGTTGCACATGGTGGCGGATGGATGCCCCCGGGCCGGTGGATAAATACATATAAAACCCCTCCCCAAATTCTATATAATTTTAGGATTGTTGTTACCTGTTTTACAGGTGGTGCTGGCATGGTGTTTATTTGGGCGTAAATAGGGCAAGGTTGAATTATATCATAATAATTGAGTGTGAGGGCGGATGGGATCGGTAAAGAGCAGATTAACGGCAGAGGATGCAAAATTAAGGGAAGCGACCATTGCCAATGTTTATTTATTTGCAGAGTTCTTTCTAAAGAATTTATTGGTAATTGAAACCCCTGAGTTCCACCGTGAAATCTATAAGATGCTCCCAGAATCGAAACGTCTGGTGTTGGCGAGTCCTCGGGGGTTTGCTAAATCAACGATAGTATCTGTTATTTACCCAATATGGTTAGCATGCTGGGGGAAGTCAAAAGATATCTGTATCATAAGTGCTTCTGAAACCCTTGCTATTGACTGGCTGCGTAGAATAAAAGTAGAGTTTACAACAAATAAAAGAATATTAAAATACTTTGGCAATCAGAGGTCAACAAAATGGGCAGAGAATCACATTATCTTAAGAAATGGTGTGAATATCCGAGCAAGGGGAGCTGGTGGTCAAATTAGAGGATTCCGCCCAGATGTCATTATTTGTGATGATTTAGAGACAGACGACAGTGTTCGGTCAGAAGACCAAAGAAAACAATTAAAAGACTGGTTATTTAGGGCCTGTTTGAACACATTAACACCCGAGGGACAGTTTATCGTTATAGGAACTATTATCCACCCACTGAGCGTCTTATCAGACCTATTAACCTCTGACAATGGTTTTGATAAAAAGAAATTTATGGCGTATATTGACGGGGTACAGGAGCCAGGTAAAGAACTCTGGCCAGCCCTATGGCACCACGAAAGACTCCAGAAAAGGAAGAAAGAAATAGGAAGTTTCGCATTCTCCTCTGAGTTTATGAATAGTCCAATTAACAATGAGACTTCTCCGATAAAAGAAGATCATATAAGAGAATGGACAGAACTACCGACTCAGTTTAACGCCGTTATAGCAGTTGACCCAGCATACTCAGAAGATGAAGGGTCTGATTTTAAAGTGGCAGTTTTAGTATTGTGTGACGGGTCAGGAAATAGATTTCTTTCAAGATACATAAGAATGCACGGTAAGATAGGTGAGTTCCAAGACGCCATTATAAACATGTGGCTATCTAATAAAAGTAACATTACTGGAATAGGTATCCCTAACTCGGGAGCAGAGAAGGCTTTCTTTGATAGTTTCTTAAATAGATGTCAAGATAGAAACTTATACCCTCCAATCAAGGAACTAAAGAACTCTTTTGTTCAATCTGGAACCAATGTTTCTGTTAGAAACAAAACAGCAAGAGTTATATCGGCGTTACAACCACTGTTCGAAAATGGTAAATACTTTATAGGTAAAGGAATGCACGAAGCAAAAGACGAGATACTTTCAATCGGATTCAGTAAGAACGATGATATTGTAGACGCAATGGCATACGCAGAACAAATACTTTCACCACTATATTTCCAAACAAATATTAACGATAATAAAGAAGAAGAATACGCCGTAACATTATCTGGCGGATATGGGATCAACTATTAGGAGCAGTTTGTGGAAAAGAAACCTACAGATTATTTAATTATTAAAAAACCAGACCCGTTGTTTAACGAAATTAAGGAAACGGTTGACGATTCTTCTGCTCAGACTTCCGCTTGGCAGCAAAATCAAGAGAAGTTCAATCGTATCCGCATGCGTCAGAAGAAGGAAAAGACTTTTCCGTTTAAGGACTCCTCTAACCTTCGTATGCCTACTGCCGATATTGCCATTAAGAAGATCAAGGCTGGTATCATGGCAGCCGTATTCGGAGCAAAACCAGTGGTTCAGGCAACCCCCACCCCGTCAGGGTCGTATGAAGGTGCAAATATCGTAGCCAAGTTTATTGACCACTTGGTTACTGAAGTTATAAAGTTGCCGCAGAAAGCAGAAGTGTGCGTTGACCAGTCTTGTGAGAAGGGTTTCTATATCGGCAAGGTTTTTTGGCGGCTTGAGATTTGCGACCGTGAAGAAATTATTAAGTTAGATGAGATTGACCCGCAGGAACTCCAAGCTGTTATTACTGAATCAGACGAAGTTATTATCCCTGTGATTGTCGAGCGAATGAATATCGACATGAACGAGAATGTAGCTGACCATAACATAAATGAAATTGTTAAAGCACTCAACCAAATTAGATTAGCAAAGAAAGAAGTTACACTTAATCTTAAAGACGTTATTTACAACTTCCCCGACGTTGATTTTATCTCACCCGAAAGATTTTATGTTCCATCTGGCAGTGGTGTAGATATACAAAAACTTCAAGAATTTACTATTGAGTTTTTTATCTCAATCGACAACCTAAAATATAACGCAAAATATAAGGGGTGGGACGAAAAAGTAATTAAGAAAATAAATTCCTCTAAAAACGAAGATTATAAGAATATAGATTTACAGAAGGACGAAAGGGAAGGAATCGAAAGACTTCAAGGCTCTAACCATTTGGTCAAGGTTTGGGAAACTTATGGCTGGTTCGACATTGACGGTAGCGGCAAGAAACGAAAATGCGTTGTTACTTCTCTTCCTGACTTTAGTGTTATTGTCCGTAAGGTCAAGTTAAGTTCATTGTCAAAGAAGTGGCCTGTTGTTAAGTTCCCGTATGAGATTACTGACGACCGTTGGTTTTCTCATCGTGGCGTAGTTGAAATGCTTGAAGATATTGTGAAGGAAATTGACGTCCAACATAATATGAAGATTGATTATCAGACGCTAAACAACGCCCCAATGATTGTTTATCGTGCAGGGATGGTAAATCCCCGTACTGCCCGTCTTAATCCTGCTGGTGGTATTCCTGTAAATGGAATGAACCCGCTTGACGACACGATTAAAGCCATTCAGCTGCATAACCCTAATGTTGAGTATTCCTATGAACGTGAACAGATGATTCTTGAGACTAAAATCCAAGAAATCACTGGGCAGATTGATTATGGCTTGCAGTCAATGATTAACCGCCGTCAGCCTCGTACTTTAGGTGAGGTTGAGTTACAGAATTCTAATGCCGGTAGTGTCTTCTCTCTCGACGTTAAACACTATACAAACGCTTTTTCTGAACTCTTTGAACTTATCTTTGAACTTTGGTGTGAGTTCGGGCCGGATGATTACGAATTTAACTATTTCGGGCAGTTACCGCAAGGCGAGAAAATTAAGTTAAATCGTGAAGAAATCCAGAATAAATATCGTCTTACTGTTAAAGGCAACGACTTAAACACCAATCCGCAGTTCCGTATTCAGCAAGCACAGCAAATTATGATGGCGTTACAAAGCCCATTGTTGTTACAGACTGGCGTTATCGGGCCGCAGCAGATTGCCGAGGGTCTTAAACGGATGTACCAATCTTTGCAAATCGACGATTGGGAGATGTTGGTTAATCTTCAACCACAACCGTTACAGCCACCGCCTCAAACAGCAATTCAACCTGATTTCGCTGAACTTACGCATGGTGAGAAAGCGCAGGTTTTACAGGCGTTTGGTGTTGTTCCTGACGTTCCTGGGCGTGTTACTAAACGCACTTCCGAGAATATGAAAGACGCAGCAGAAATAGCGTCAATGATAGGTGGAGAAGAACAAATTGGAGGAACAAATGCAGAGGAGAGATGAAATAATTGAAGAAATATCTAAATTAGAACCTCAACTTAGTTTAGAATCTAATGGAGCATTTCAATATTTCTTACAATATTTCAAAGACAGCGTCAAAATTTGTGACGATACTTGGCATAACTTCCCGTCAATAGACAAAGAAAATTTTATTGAATTAAAGGCATCAAAAATTGCAGCACTTAATGTCCTTAATTATCTCGATAATTTAAAATTTGAGTTAGAACAACTCAAAGCTGAACTTGCACAGCTTGACGAGCAAGAATAAATCGAGTGGTGACGTTATCACTAAAAACCAATGGAAGACCAAAAACCGACTGACGACGTAATCGTTGAGGAACAAGCTGCTCCCTCTCAAACTGCTGAACCCGTCCAAGAAGAAGCTCAACAGACGGAAACCACTACGACTGACAGCGTAACTGTTGAAGAACCTAAAGAAGTTGAGCAAAAGGATGATTTTTGGAAGAATCGTTCTTATGAACTCGAGCGTAAGCTCGGGAATCTAACGAACGAGTTGCCTAAAATCATTGAAGAAGCATTAGTTAAAAATCAACAACCCAAAAAAGAAGAAAAGTATACAGTTTCACAGCTTGAGGCGTATGCACAGGAACATCCTGAACATCGCCCGTGGGTAGAGGAACAAAAACTTAAAATTCTTGAAGAAAATCTTTCTTCTAAATTTGATGAAAGACGGAATCAAGATAAGAATGAATTGATAAGACAAAGTACGTTCAATGCCGTAATTAATGACGGAAAATATTCTGACGCATTTATGTTAAATCAGTTCGGCCAAAAAGTTTTTAATCCTCAATCCCCAATGGCGATTGCGATGGATTCTTACCTTCGTGACCCAGATGTTGCTAAACGCCCTGATGCTTGGGCTGTTGCGGCTAAACTCGCAAGAGCAGATGTTCTTGATATGCAACTTGGCTCACAAGGTAAAAAGTTGACATCACTCAAGCGTCAAAACGCACA